CTCTCTTGATGTTCTGGTTCAGAGGACAACGTGGACAGTCCAAAATTGGGACATCCTATCCGGTGTCGTGAAGGGCATCGAGGGAGAAGTTGTTCCCGACCTCGAGTTGAATCTCGAGGATGAGAGGAAGGCTGGAGGCCCTCCTACAGATGAGGACTTACGTCCTCTAATGGGGAACATATCCCTTATCCAGGAACCGGGGTATAAGCTTCGGTTTGCTGCGAACCCGTACCGTGTTTACCAATGTGCTCTTGAGCCATTGGGCACGGCACTATTCGACGCCTTAAAGAGGGTGCCGAACGATTTCACGTTCGACCAAGAGGCGGGCATTGCATATGCCCAGAAACTCCTCACCCTCGGCTATCCAGCTGTGAGCATGGATCTGTCTAATGCAACAGATCGTGCTCCATTAGATTTCCAGCTGGAACTCCTTAGCCGTTTGGGAGTCAGCACCCGATGGATCCAATTTCTCCACGGCTGTTGTCGTGGAGACTGGTTCACTCAAACTGCACGCCATTTACCCTGGCAAAGGGTGAATTGGAGTGTAGGTTCTCCCCTCGGTCTGTATCCGACATTTGCCAGTTTTGCACTCTGGCATCATAGTGTCGTCCAGTACTGTTTTTCAGTACTGGGTAAGACCGAGGTTGATGGACAGTACCCCTATGGAATTGTAGGGGATGACGTGTTCATCATGGATCGTGAAGTCGCTAGCCTCTATAGGCAGCTTATGGAATCCTGGGGTGTTGAGATCTCGGGTGCGAAAACCCTGGATTGCAACACTACCGCCGAGTTCCTCGGTAGGATCATAACTCCTAACAGAGTTTATCATGGGCTCAAATGGAAGGGCCGGGTTTCTGATGATTCCTTTGTGGATTTCGTCAGGAATATCGGTCCCGGGGCCTTGACATTGTTGAGACCTCGCCAAAGGGCCATGATTGATTTCGTGGCGCCCTTGCCCGAACCGTACGGACTGGGGTGGAACCCCTTAGGTCTTCCGGTTGAGGAAAGATTAACTCCATTACTTGAAAGAGTATGGTCCCGCGATGAACGGGTAGTCACCTTTAATCGGAGGTCAACACGGGCCAACCGTCTCTTCTACCATAGTGATAGAAGCTGGTGGTGGCGTCCCTATGGTCCTAGTGATAGGATCTGGGATGTTGACGACCTAGCCAACGACCAGTTGGCTGAGGAGGTTACTGCAGACCTGCTCCCCGGATGGGAATCTGGAGAGTGGATCTGGCCGAACCTACCCGAGATTGTTCGCCTAAGAAGCGAGACATCCCGGGAAACCTCGGAGAAGCTCCGTCTTATGCTTCGACGGTCCTCCTACACCGAAAGGCGTAGTGAAGTTTCAACACTGGTCGTGTTGGAGCGTAAGGCCCGTCATGTGCTGTCACGGAGTCGAGGCACCATCTCATTCACCAAGTGAGTGAGACAGGACCATTTTGAAGAGACCCTTGAG